AAGCAAATAACTCCGGTTACAAACAAATCTAAGAACAAAAAGGCCCCATAGATTAACTGGCCAAATCCTCGCCCTTTCAAGGCGATGACTGCGGGTTCGAGTCCCGCTGGGGTCACTTCATTATGACAGACGACGATTTAAATAAATTATTTAAACTAGCGTATACTCAAGTATATTCTGGTTGGCGTGAAATGCAAGATATCATGCTTTTGGCACACGAAGAAATTAAGCGTCTTCAAACTCGTATCAAAGAACTAGAGAATAAAATAAATGCCAATCCGTAAAATTGGTTATGCGTGTATGAATCTTACTCTTAACGAAGGCGTTAAGAAGAAGAATCAAATTACCACCAGTCGCACTCTGCGTATGTCTGGTTTTAGTTTGGATCGTGTAGGTCAACTAGCCGTTCAAAATAGTAAGGATCTGGTTAAGATCATGGAGTGGAACCGTGATAACGGAATTCAAATGTTCCGTGTCAGCAGTGAAATTTTTCCATTTATGGATCATCCAGAATTGGGATACCAACTCTATAACCTAGATGAAGCCCATCAGGAGCTTATTACGGCTCATATGAGCGAGGCTGGACGTATCGCTCGGGAAGCGGGTATTCGTCTGTCGTGCCATCCTGGGCCTTATACGTGCCTTGCAAGCCCTAATAGCGCGATCGTGGTGAAGTCTGTGCGTTCACTGGAAATGCACCAACTGATTGGTAGCCTACTGGGCCATGATGACGACTTCAACATCAATATTCATGTTGGTGGTGTTTACGAAGACAAGCAGACTACCGCAGAACGATTTTGTGAAAATTTTAAGCAATTGAATCCTGCACTGAAAATGCAACTAACTTTGGAAAATGACGACAAGGAATCAATGTGGTCTCCAAAGCAACTGTATGATATGATCTACTCTGAATGTGGTATTCGACTAGTTTACGATTATCACCATCATCGATTTTGTTCTAACGAAACGGCAGATCAAGCAGTAGACATGATGTTTTCCACTTGGCCGGAAGATCAGGTTCCCAAGATTCACTATTCTGAATCTGCTCCTGGTAAGCGTCCACAGGCACATTCTGATTATATTCAATATCCTCTTCCAGAATTTAATACGAATCGTATGTACGACGTTATGCTTGAGACCAAGGCCAAGGATCTTGCTCTCAAAAAGTACTTGACAGAGCACGCGGGTGTGGTATAATGGTAGCACGACTGCCTTCCAAGCAGTAGACAAGGGTTCGATTCCCTTTACCCGCATTATGAAAAAGTTTAATACATTTAAAATTTGGATTGGTAAGAAGCTCATTAATCTAGGATTTGGTATTCTTTTAAAGATGGATGCTCGTGATTGGAATCCATCCAAGGAATGTTATCCTGGCTCAGTAAAACAGTTACGATACAATCTAGGTTCTTGGTTTGTTAAGCACGGCATCAAGTTAGAAACTAAAGGATTAAATACCGCTGGATGGCCTGGGTTTACCGACTTTAAGTACTACGACAAGAACTTTTATCTGGGAAACAAGAGCAAGAAGCGAAAGCGAAACAATGACGGACCTGACTTCAATCAATTCTTCAAGAACTGGGATGGCGAGTGAATCTCGTAACATTATTGACCACTACCATTACTGGAACCATGAAGCAATTCTTGCGGATCTTGACTCACGAGCAAACAACTTCTCTATTATTTGCAGTAACCTATACAACGACTTTAATATTGCTACTTGCATCCGGAACGCTAATGCATTTTTGGCTAAGAGAGTTTTTATCTACGGGTCTAAGCAGTATGACCGTCGTGGTACTGTTGGTACCCATCACTATGTTCGTTCTGTACACTGTGGAACGCTGGATCGGTTGGTGCAAGGACTGGACACGCTCGCAGAAGAGGTAGGACCACTGCATTTGGTTGCTATGGATAATGTGGAAAATTCCATTAGTTTGGAATCGTACCAGTGGCCAACCAATAAGCACGCGGTAATCATTCTGGGCCAAGAACAGGTTGGAGTGCCTCCAGAGCTGCTCCAGATGGCTCAGGACACCGTATACATCACTCAGTACGGGTCTGTGCGTAGCCTGAATGTAGGTACAGCAAGTGGTATTGCCATGTACGACTACTGTAAAAAGGTAGTAGTGTAAAGAATAAGGGCTCCGACCGTCACAGGTGGGAGCCCTTATTCCATTATTGAATACTCTTTACTTTTTCTTGCAGCAAGACTTCTTGGTACACTTCTTGGGTTGTGGTTTTAGGTTTAATTTAACTAGAACGGTGTTTAGTTGGGTTTTTAGCCAATCTACTATTTTCATTTAAAATCACCTTCCTTCTACCAGTATTTATTGAAAATGGAATTTCTATAGATACTTTGCATCCCCACCCGGGTGCATTATATACTATAGGAGAACATAAATGGTAGACAAACTATTAGGACTTCAAAACCAACTTCGTATGCTTCACTGGGGTACTAGCTCTTACGCCGAGCATAAAGCTTTAGGCAAGGCTTACGAGGGCTTAGACGGTCTTATAGACACATTCGTAGAAACTTACATGGGTGCACACGGTAAGAATCTACCACCAATCAAACTGGATCTCCGTCCGTACACTCTAGGAAGCCCAATGAAACTGTTAGATCAAGCAGTGCATTTTCTTTCGGTTGAACTGGAAACCCAACTGTCCGGAAATACAGATCTTTCTAATATTCGTGACGAAATGTTGGGTCTAATAAATCAAACTAAATATTTACTGACCCTGAAATAATTTCAGATCAGAAAGTAGCTTTACAGTATGACTAGATGGAATCCTTGCTGTTGTGTAATATCCAACCGTATTGGGTTTTTAATTTTAGAAAGAAGACGTCTAGGTACAGAACCAGTTTTTGGTACTCCTACTTTAAACTACTACATCAGAGAATTTAAAGGAGTTCAAGGATGGACTTCTGGTTACACTGGAGACTACGGATTAAACCAGCTTCAGTGGGGACCAACTAAAGTTTTAGGAGTTCATAAAGGAGATACTCTAGAACATCTAGGCAGTGCAAATTACTGTTCTATTATAGGTGGTGTACAAGGTTTAAGCTTTGATCACCAACTAAAAGCTACACTATTTTTACCTTCAGTATACGCTGGTGTTACAGTTGATAATAAAATTTTAAATCCAAGAACATATTTTGATAATAATAAACATCCATTTATTGATATGTCTCGATGTATTCACGGTGACAGTTTTAGTAAATTAGTAACAAATAAAAATAATTATTTGTGGAGTAAACTAATTTTAGGAGAAGACGCAGGTTCTGGTGGTGTTAATTCGTATTTAATTCCATACTTATGGTATGATGCACCTGATTGTTGTGGTTTAACTACTGCTCGTTTGTATAATGTGATAAACAGCGATCCTGAAAAAGAATCGTATCCATTAGACGTTCAATACAGCAATGCAATACCAAGTCCTAAATCCAATTCATCTTATCAAATATTTTTTACTGTTGGTAAGCAAGAAGGTGAAGTAAAAACAATTCAAGAAATACCAGTCAAAAGTGGTGCGATTACTACACCTCCCTGGCTAGATAGATCTACACTTAACACGCCAACTAATACAGCTTGGAATTATTACTGTAAAGGATTCACTACGGTTTATCCGTGTCCATTAGCAATTGGATATTGTGCTGGTGGTGTTGCATACGAAATTCGTAGAACATTCACCTGTATAAACGGATATTATAAAGGTTCTATTATAAAAAATTCAACCTATCAATTTTTACCACATCCTATAGAAGTTTATGCCATTACTCTGAAAGAATGTACCGATTTATTTACTGGGCAAAAAAAAATTGAAATATTTGATGGTCAGTTAATTAATACAAATCAATTGCAATATTTATGGCCAAGTGAACAAAAAGAATATTGTACTGATTGTTATTATTCTCCTGAAAAAATAATTTACGGTTCAACCTGCAGTAGTAGTGGTGTTCCGTGTTTACAAGATGGAGTCACCACAAACGGGTATTGGATGATGGACAATTATTATGGATACGATGGATTATTTGGTGATACTGGGCCTTGTAAATTTGAAAATCAATTTTTAGGGCCTCCGATTTATGATACTCGTTTTTTGGGTGATGTTGTTGATTACAGTACATCAAAAATAGACAATACAAATTACACTTTTAATGATCCTGATCTAGGATTTAAGTATAAATGTTTTAGAGAAGTTGGTCCAGGAACAACTACATCATCCCCAGGATTTGCTTTTTTTTGCTGTAAGGTTACACAAGAAGATATAGTCACAGACACATGTCCGGTTGATTGTGCACCATATATTAGGAGAATCACTTACAGTAAAACAGAATCAACCACAGCAACTGATACTGGTCAATGCCCAGCAAATAGATCATATACTTCTACTACTGTACTTAATTGTGGTGAAGGATGTGAGGGCACACGGGTTACACAACAAATAATAACGTATACTCCTATAGGTTCTTGTAATCCGTGTTATGATCCTCCTGTCACTTTGTGTACCGAAGGATATATTAATACAGATGGAGTGATAACTTGTGTACTATCTGGTGGACAGTGTATTATTTGCACCAACAGTAAATGTGGTTGTATTGGTGAAGATAGCGATGTTACCATATGTAGCACTAAAGGAATACCAGGAACAGGATTGATACCATTCATTGAAGATCAAACAGTTTATGATTATAACAAATACTTGTTTTACGGAGTTAGTGGTGGTACTACCCTTCCAGCATTCGATGAATATTTGGTAAATATTTTAAATGATTATAATACAAATCGAGGATATGGTAATACTTATGCTATTCCTTACAATTACTTTACTTACACAGACGGAAAAAAAATAAGAGACAATTACACTGAGCTTTTTACTTATCAAATAAAGAAACGATTAAATTACAGTGGAGTAAGTTTATCATTCAATTATCTTTCTGATGCAAATACATGGTTTATTTTTAATCCTACTAACTTGGTAACTTACACTCCAGATTATTATAAAACTTATTCTCAAGCAAACGAATTATTTAGAGATTTAGAAAAAACATATTTATTTCAAGAATATGGATTTACTGCTAATTATAATAGTGTGTCTAATCAATTTATAGGATCAAACGATTTTGATAAAATCAAATATGGAAAACCAGGAGCTCCGGGAGCAAGTGGTTTAACAATGACTAATTTGTCTTGTGATGCTTATATTGATATATTACAGTCTCAAGGCTGGGCGTGCTCTGGTTCTGGCGCATTAAAAACTTGCACAAAAGGTATAACTGGAATTACTTTTAATTGTGCTCCTACTTGCTGGGACAATATAAAAAGTGTATTTGGTTACACGTTTAGCGGATCAGAAATAAAACCAAACAATAAATCTATAGGTAATACTTATAGTTGGGGATGGACTGCAGGATTTGTCAGAACTAGCGTGGTTGGTGCCACCTCTTCTGTTTTGGATTACGTTTCCACTTTGGATTATCTAAATGGATTAACGTATCCTTGCGTATTAAATCAACCGTATTCATATGGATTCTTCCGAACTATGCGAGACATTTACGGTGTAACATTTTAAATATTTTATTGTGATGAACACCTATATAATATACAATGGTATTATATTTTGATGAAGAAACGCAAAACGATTTTTGCCGAGAGATAGAAAAATATGTGGAAGAATGGTCGGTGTCTTACATAGATGCTGTTGTGACTTTATGCGAATCCAAAGATATTCCTATAGAAAGCATGGCAAAAGTTCTTTCTAAACCAATTTTAGAAAAAATACAACAAGAAGGTGAAAATTTAAATTTTCTCCCAAAATCATCAAAATTACCAATTTGATTTGACTTACCGTTTATTCGGTGTATACTTTTATATTAAAGGAGATTTATAATGGGATTTAAAGATCTAAAGAAGAATTCTACGTCAATGGCCTCCAAGCTTCAAGAAGAACTGGAGAAGAGCAACAAATCTAACGATTACAAGGACGACCGATTTTGGCGTCCTACTCTGGACTCTGCTAGTAATGGATATGCAGTTATTCGATTCCTTCCAGCAGTGGAAAGCGAAGACATTCCATGGGTTAAGCTGTACTCTCACGCATTTAAGGGAAAGAGTGGATGGTTTATTCACAACTGCCCAACAACTCTAGGTGAGAAGTGCCCAGTTTGTGAAGCAAACTCTGAGCTATGGAATAGTGGTACTGAAAGCGATAAGCGTATTGCTCGTGATCGTAAGCGTAAGCTTAATTATGTGTCTAATATTCTTGTTGTGGAAGATCCTGCTGCTCCTCAAAACAAGGGTAAGGTATTTCTGTTTAAGTACGGCAAGAAGATTTTTGAGAAGATTCAAGAACAAATGAACCCAGAGTTTGAAGACGAGAATGCAGTAAATCCATTTGACTTCTGGAAGGGTGCCAACTTCAAGCTAAAGATTCGTAAGGTTGAAGGTTATGTCAACTACGATAAGTCTGAATTCAGTGCAGCTTCAGAACTGCTTGACGGTGATGACGCAAAGCTTGAGGCTCTATGGAAGAAGCAATACGCTCTCAAGGAGTTTGTGAATCCCAAGGAGTTCAAGAGTTACGCAGAACTCAAGGTAAAGCTGGTAGACGCTCTGGGAGGCGATGTTCGTGGTGAAGCCTCCGAAGAGGATACTATTGAAAATGAAGCACCTGCTCGCCCTTCACGAAAGCCCACTCCCAAGACGGAAGTGGATGAGGATGTAGATGTTGAAAGTTACCTGAAGTCTCTAGGAGACGAATAAAAAAGGCCCCGAAAGGGGCCTTTTCTTTTATCCCATATACTGTCTCCACGGAGGAAGAGTTTGATATTGTGTTTTTATTGCCAGTAAATAATCAGGTGTTACTTGTGTTATATTTGTGGTGTTTGTGGTGTTATTGTTAACTGAAGTTCCTCCACCGCCATTAGAATTATTTTCTTCCACATTAGGAACACTTTGATTTTCTAATGCACTTAGTTTATCTTGTTTATCTTTAATATCTGAAATGCTTCTTAATCCTTCTTCGGCAGACACTGACTGAGAAGGTTTAAATAATTCACTGGTGTCTAATGGTAATCTTTGTTGTTGGTTTTGTTCTATTATAGGATTAATATTAGATTCTTTTTGAGAAAGCAATTCTTCGTAAATTTTACTTAATAAATTTTCTGTTTGATTGGTTTCTGGAATAATATTAGATTCATCAATAAATGATCTTGCAGTTTTATTCTCCACAGGGCGTATATCTGGCACTGGTTGCTTAAAGAACCCTTCATCATTTACTTTTTGTGGAAGTTCTTCGGCTACTACTTTACTATTATTTAAAAATGCTTGTAGTTTTTCGCTTGGTTTTATGTTATCGTTTAATTCTGCCATTTTTGCTTTCTAATTTAGAGAGTAGTAGAATTATTCATTCTTTGGCGTTTTTCGTTTAGTTCTGTTCTGATTTGCTCTAAATATACTGTTCTTTCCCAAGGAATCATATTTTCTATTTCATTTAATGAATATTTATGGTTATATTTCATTTCAAAGTTTTGCTGATAAAATAATTGCAAACTTAAATAATCAAAAAAAAAATTTATGTAATTGAAAAGGCCCTTTATTTGTATTTCTCGTTCTTTTTTGTCTGATGTTTGATACTTTGTTTCAATTTGAAGTAATGGTAAAGTATCAAAATATTCTATAACCTTTTTAAATTGATGGGACGTTAAATTTTGAACAAATTCGGTTGTTTCGTTTTCTGATAACTCTGAACATTCAACAATTTCTTTTTCATTTTGTATTTGTTTGATACAAGATCCTATAAACTTATACAACTCTTCTGAGGAAGATGTGTAATTTGGGTAATTAAGAAAAGTTTGAATTGTTGGTTCTTTAAACACTAACAATAGATTATCACTCAATTTAATTTTATTATTATTTTTAATGTTGTTTTTTAACACAACATCTTTTGTTAAATTTATTTTTATTTTAACTTCTTCTTTTGTTTCTGGACATGTTATTTTAAATTGTTCTATTTCTCCAATAGATTTAGATCGCAGCAGTAAAAACATGTGTTCAAAATCCCAGATAGAAAGAGTTTTTACAGTAATATCTTCAAAACAAACCCCAATAACGTTCATTAAAGTTTTAATAATTGTTTGTTTATTTCCTGAATTTTTTGCAATAAGAATTGCTTTTTCTTCAGAAACTGTCATTGGCCTAAAACAAACATTTTTGCCGGAAGCTAACGGCTCACAATATTGTGGCAACGATGATAATAAAAGATCCTTTAATGCCATATTTTAGTTAGTTTGGTTAAGATTTGTAATAGTGTAATATCTGTAATTCATATCAACAGTTAATGTTAAATAACTGTTAGGAGCATCATTCATCATTTGAGTTGGTAATATAGTACTTGGCCAAGCACCGTATAATGTAAACGTTTTGTTTATATTGTTATTAACATCAAGTGGTTGTATAGTAATTTTTCCTGTTATTTTTTGATAATATTCTAAAAATTGTGATCCTTTTCCGTTTCTATTTGTTCCTTTGTCAATAAACATTAAATCTATCCATTTATCAAAAAATTCTCTGGTATTCCAATTTTTGTCTACGATAAAATCTATAATAAATCTGTTATCGTACTCTCGTTTTACTGGAATATCTATCAGACTGGCGGACGGAGACATACTATCTGAAAAATAGTTTATAACCTGTCCGGGTATTTGAACCATGGTGGCAAATAAGGGGGGAATTACAAACCCTGATGTTGTTATGTCGGTTGGTGGATCTATCAAAACTTTAAACCGATTTGTTTGTTGAAATCCAGATGATTTTTGAAAAAAATTTAATAAAGTGGAAACATCTGAATTATCTAATTGATTTCTGTCTGGCATTATTTTCCTTTAAATAGGTTTTCTTCGGTTAAAATTTTAAATTGCCATCCTCTTTCATCACAAAATTGTTTTGCTGCCTGCCATTTACAAGTATTTATTTCAAAAGTTATACATTCATTTAAATACGCTTTTTTGTTTTTTCTAGGAGCAGGTTTTGCTGTTTGTTTTTTAGGTTTGATTTCCACAACAAAAGTCTCTATAGTAGAATCATCCTTTTTTGCTTCAAACAAAAAATCAGGATAGTAATGGTGTACCTGTTTATCTATGGAAGATAAATATGGAATTTTTAATTCTTCGCTAGACCAACGTATTATATTTTTGTTTTTATCTAAATATTTACAAAAACTGCGTTCCCAATTAGAACGGCATATTATATTATCACTATTACCAACGTATTTGTTTGGCGTTTCTGGTTTATATTTAGTTTTATATGCCATAAATTTCAATATATATTTATAGAAAATATAAAACTATGGCAAAGACAACACTACAATTTCCCCCAGATAATGATCCGTTTGAGACAGAAGTGCCATTTTGGATGTCTTTTAAAGCAGCAAATTACAGCACATTTGCTAGAACACGAACACTACCTGTTATTAAATCTAACGCTTACGTTGAAATACGTGTTCCTTTTCCTAAAGCCATGGCAACGTTAAACAGCCAAAATTATCAAGCTGGCGGTTCATTAAACGTACAAGCCATAGAAATAGGTGGAGTTTCCGGAGTTATGGAGTCTTTTAAACGAGAGATTTCAGCAAAACAAGAACTTGCAAGTAGCTTTTTTAGTGGCGGTGGTGTTATTCGATTTGATCATATGGAAACCATCTTACAGCCTGGTGCAAGACGGACTCATAATTTTATTATAGATATGATTGCTAAAACTCCAGAACAAGCCACTGTAGCAAACCAAATAGCTTTAGCATTTCAAGCAAACGTGTTTCCTGTGGCGAACACTGCTTCTATTTTGACCATGCTTCATCCTCCATTATGGTCGATAGAAGCTATTGGTAATCTTGTGAATATAGATGATATTGCACGTTACTGGGATGGTGCACCATTAGTGTCGGTATTAAGAACGGTCGATGTTAATAGAGCTCCCATTTTAAATACTGGATTTATTACATCAGATTACAAACCATTAGCAATTAATATTAAATTGTCTTTTATTGAATTAGAACCTGCCATGCAAGTAGGTGATGGTAGTACTCGTATATTTTCAAGATCCGATAGAATTGTAGAGCAAGGTGGATACGGTGGCAGTGTAATTGTAGAAGTATAAAAATGATACAATTTTTTCCTAAAATAAATTATAATTTAACTGGTCAAACTTTAAGTTTTACTGATATATTTAAAACCATAGTTGTTAGTTTTTCTAATCCTGCAGCATTAGCCACAACCACCAGTTTGGTTGGAGAGCGGGCCGATCAATTGTCATACAGATTGTATAATACTCCAGCATATTATTGGTCATTATTTTTAACTAATGGGATAAAAAATCCGTTAACTGATTGGGGATTATCAGAAGAAGCGTACACTAAAAAAATAGAAGCAGAATACGAAGGATTTTCTTATCAATTTGCAAACAATTCAAAATATCTTCCACCAACTGACACTCAATCGTATTATAATACAAATTTAGACAGTTACACTGGAGTTAGTTTAGATAATATTTTAAGCGGTGATTTAATTATTGTGGAAAACGGAGAAGGGTCTTATTGTATAACCTGTTTGGGTGCAGGAGTTGTTGTTGCTTCTAGTAGTTGCGGTTCTCCACATTTTGGCCAATCGATCATACCAGACGATTTTGATGCACAAAAACAAGTAATGCAAGTTTCTGCTGGATCTTTTTTTACTGCATGCTTAGACACTTCTGGAAAAATATACGCTTGGGGTAAAGATATAGGTCTTGGTACTAATGTTCCCAGTACTACACGCAGTATTACTGGATTGTGTACTGTAGATGTGACCGGATATACTTATATCCAAGCAACAGGAAACAGAATAATTGGAATTAATGATACTAGTTTAATTGATTGTTATGGCGAATGTAATGATTACAACAGCTATTATGGGCTTGAAAGTGTATTTAAAACTTCTTGGACTGCTGGTTTATGTGGTGGAATAGGAATATTAGATCTTTCCGGAGGATTAGTTGGATATGGCAATATTGGTTCAATAATACCAACAGGACCAGGTGGCGTAACATTATATGATATAGATTGTGGATACGACTTTTGTGTTGGAATAAAAGGTTCAGATCGTGGGTTGAGTGCTTGGGGCGGAACCACATACGGTGAACGAGATATTCCTCAAGGAGTTACAGGATTTATTGCAGTATCTGCTGGTTATAAACACGCTCTAGCACTAAAATCTGATGGTACGGTATATGCTTGGGGATTGAGTGCAGACGGTCAGACCACAGTTCCGTCAGGAAAATACACTAAAATATCAGCAGGTAGATATCATTCTGCTGCAATAAACACGGATGGCGAACTTGTTGTTTGGGGTAAAATTTTAAAGTATGGAGATGCTGAATGTGCTGGCGCAACACTGCAAAAAGTAACACCAACAGCAATTAGTGGAACTTATTCCATGTTAGATTCTGGTTACGAACATATAGTCGCAAAAAGCTCTGGAGCAGTCAAAAAATATATTGGTGTTGTGAATTCTGTTGATACTGTATTTAAAAAAATAAATGCAAAACCATATATTTTTCCAGACGTTAATCCAATATCAGTAGGAAATCCAACCATAGATCCATCAGGAACTGTTGTGTCTATTTGGAGATATAATACAGAAACTTCACAATACGAAGAAGTAAAAACTATACAAAATAAACTGTTAACAATACAAAAATATCTGGACGCTGTTTTATACGTTCAGATGGCAGGAATAGTACTAGATCCCAGTATAAACAAAAATTGGAATGCTTACTTACAAAATTATCAAGATTCAAATAATCAAGAAGGGTATATTACATTAAGAAAACAATTAATGGATGAAAACGCATATAACACACAACAAATAAAGTATTTAACTAAAGATGGTGTGCAAAATTTAGAAAAAATTATTAATAATACTTTAAATGATACAACAGTAACAAGCACAACAACTAATATCTTATGATAACTTCTGATCCTGTTAATTTTCCAAACGTAAATATTATTTCTATACAACTTGCAAAATATTCTGGCAAGTGGTACGAAATATTTAGCCAAATTGGTGCAGCAACAGACAGTTATATTTCATTTGATGAAATTATTATAGAAGAAAATATGTTTGGTGGTTCTGTATTAGGTAGTATTAGTTTTTATGATTCTTCACAACTAATAGAACAATTTAATGCCAGTTCTTTTGATTCCATAATTTTTAAAATAGATACAGCAACTTATAAATTTAGAATTTTAGATATACAGCCGTCTACAGATTTGGCAACCAAAGAAATTCACGGTCCAGCAGGACAAGCTATTTTTACAACAATAAGATTTACTTCTGATGAATTTTTATATAGAAATTTTGATGTGCAACCTTTAGCTAATTTTATTGGTAAAATTTCTAAATATAATGCTAATTCTAGTGGAAATGCCGCAACATCAAACAACGAAAACACGGGAAAAACAGACGGCGGAAATTCTTCAACAAGTGATTCCAACTCCATAGACGAATCTGGTGGTTTAAGTTTAGTTCAACCAGAAGACGAAGCA